GGTACCGCAGTATCTGACAAAGCGAACAATGTCACCCTGAATTATGAAGTTGATTCAATTGAAATCACCGCCTTCGGAGATTCAGGACATAAGTTCACGGGCGGATTGCAAAACAACTCCGCCGAGATTGCGTTGATGCAAGACTTCGCTACATCAATTCCAGCAGGTTCACCTTCAACTAGCGTTGAAGCATTGGTTTATCCACTTGTAGGCACGACAACAACTGTGACAGTTAAAGCAACTAGCGCAGGAACATCTACCACTAACCCTCTTTACACATTGTCGGGCACCTTCCTCGCTTCGCACACACCAGTGGCAGGCGGAGTTGGCGAATTGGCAATGACCACATTGAGTTTCACTGGTGGAACTCTTGTAAAGACAACCTCCTAAATTAAGGATTACCCGACATGGAAATGAAGTTTGTAGTTGTTTATAGCAACGGCGAGAAACAAAAGACCACAGCCCACTTTCCTGACTTCGTGATGTTTGAACGCACATGGAACAGAAGCGTGGCTAATCTTGAAACAGAAATCAGACTTACTGATATTGGCTGGCTTGCATGGAAATCTTTGCAACGAAACAAAATGACCACTTTGCCTTTTGAACCTGAATGGCTCAACAGTATTTTAAGTGTTGAAATTGATGACGAAACCGATGTGACAATCCCTTTGGACAGTCAAGCGCAATCGGGCGCTTAGCGTTTATATGCGTGGAGACTGGTATTCCACCTAGTCAATTACTTCTAGAAGACCCCGTGTACTTACAAGCGGTATACGACACCATTGTTTGGCGCAATTCCCAAGCATCCAAGAAGTAGTATTGGCACATGGCTGATGTACGAAACAACATGGTGGTAGGCGTTGCCCCTGTTTTGCAAGCATTAAAACGGTTGGAGCCTGAAACATTCAAGCAAGTCAGCAAAGACATTAAGAACAAGGTTGAACCTTTGCGAGTCAATGTTGCCGATGGATTCCCCGCTAAGCCTTGGCAATCTTCTAAGGAAATCAACTGGATTAAATACGGGCGCACAACTAGAGGCAGGAAGCCTAAAGGTTCGGCTGGCGCTTCGTTCCCTAAATACGATGTGAAGAAAGCCAAAAGGGGGGTCACCGTTGTAGTCGGTGGTAGGAAAATACGCAGGACTAATTCGTACCCGATTGTCCGCATTAAACAATCAGACGCTGGTGCTTCTATTTATGACCTTGCCAAGTTGAACCGCACGGACAAGAAAGACCAGTTCGTCAAGAACCTCAATGCGACAGGTTCTCCATCACGAGTTATGTGGAAGCGGGTAAAAAGCAACATGCCATTAGTTGAAAAAGACCTTGACAAAATTATTGCTGATATACAATCACGGTTTACTGTGCAAATTGCTAATGAAACAACGAAGCGTGCTAATTCGTCTATTCAAGCAAGGTCACAGAGTCGCAACGCTTTCGGAAGGTTTGGTCTGTAATGGCAATCGTAATTCCAGTTATAAGTACATTTGATAGCAAGGGTGTAAATAAAGCCATTTCGTCTTTTAGGCAACTAGACGGAGCAGGACAGAAAAGCGCTTTCGCATTACTAAACAGCACCAAAGCAATAAATTCATTCGGCAAATCGGTTGTAAAAATCGGTGCAATTATGGGTGGCATTGGCGGGGTTGTCGGTGGCTCGCTTATCAAGGCTGCACTTGAATCACAAAAGGTCGCTAAACAGACTGAAGCAATCGTCAAAGCAACTGGTGGAGCAGCGAACCTTTCTACTCAAGAAATCTCTGAATTGGCACGAGTCATGTCTGTCAAGACGGGAGTTGATGACGAGGCAATCCAAACCTCAATGAACTTGCTTCTTACCTTCAAGCAGGTACGAAATGAAGTGGGCGCAGGAAATGATGTTTTCACACGAGCATCAGCGGCTGCTCTTGACTTAGGAAATGTATTCGGCTCTACAGACGGCGCTGCTAAACAACTCGGTAAAGCATTGTCTGACCCTGTAAAAGGTATCAGTGCATTAAGAAAAGCAGGAATTAACTTTACTGATTCCCAAAAAGAACAAATTAAAACACTTGTTGAATCAGGCCGTACTCTTGACGCACAGAAACTTATCTTGGCAGAAGTTGAATCACAGGTAGGAGGCACTGCTGCTGCTACCGCTACAGACTTTGACCGAATGAAAGTAGCAGTCGGCAATGTGGCTGAAGACCTAGGGACATTGCTACTCCCTGCTTTTGAGAATGCTGCTAAGTTTGTGACCGAAAATCTTGTACCAATTTTCAAAACATTTAGTGACATTATTGGTGAAAAAGGTTTGGGTGCTGGCTTTAAGTATTTAGGCGAGCAAGGGCTTCAAGCATTAGGCAAGATGAACGGCTTTGGCAATGTTGTTTATGGGATTGTCACAGGCGTTATTGCTTTGAATGTGGCGACAGGCATCTATACAGTTGCGCAAACGATTGCCACTATTGCGATGTCTGCTTTTGGTTCTGCTACTACTAAGGCTGCTATTGCTACAACTGGTTTGGCTATTGCGATGAATGCTGCCTTCTTCGGTATTCCTGCGCTTATTGGTGCAGTGGTTGTAATTATTGCTTCGCTTGCTTTAAGGTTCAAAGGTTTTCGTGATGTTCTTGGCAAGATGATTCCCGTATTGAAGTATGTAATTAACTTCTTTCTTGATGCGTTTGTCAATCCTTTTGTTTATGGAATCAACCTGCTTATTAAGGCGTACAACGGGATTCCGTTCCTAAGCGATATACCGTTATTGACTAATCTTGAGATTGGTTCTAAAAAAGCAAAAACAGAAGTGCAGTCTCTTAGTGACGAACTAACCAAGTTGAAGCCAAAACTAAAATTAACTGCTGGTGCTGTTCTGCCTAAGCCAAAGACGACAAAGACAACTGGTGGCGGTGGCGATACAACAATAGACAAAGCCAAGACGGCATTAGAGAAATACACTTCTGCTCTTAAACTATTCGGTTCGGAAACTAAAGCCTATAAAGATGCAGTAAAAGGTGTGGCTACAGCAAATGAATCATTGACTTCTGCTACTGACAAGTTGCGTGAAGCGCAAGACAAGTTTAACAAGATAAGCAAAGGTTATGGAGCAGGAAGTAAAGAGGCTGCTGTTGCTACTCGTGACCTAGCCGATGCAAACCGCTCCGCTGTTCGTGCCACATTGTCGTTGCGTGATGCAACCCGAAGTGTTGCGGATGCACAAAAGGAACTAGACGACCTAAAGTCAGGCAAAGCCGTAACTGAAGCCGAAGGGGAACTGGCTTCCGCCACGCAGAAAGTTGCTAATGCACAAGCCGAAGTTGTCCGTGCTAGAAAGTCAATGCGTACCTCTGCAATTGTCCGAGCAGAACAAGCACTTGAAAAAGCCTTAGACGAACAAGGCACTGCACAAGAAAAAGTAAATGACGCAAGAGCGTTAGCCACACCCGAGGCAATACAGACAGCCGAAGAAAAACTTACTACTGCAATCCTTGACCAAGAAGATGCACAGATTGCCTTGAAAGACGCACAACAGGCCGTTCTTGACAAACAAAAAGAACTTAACGAAATAGTCAATGGCGCTGCTACTGATTCAGAAAAATACAAAGATGCACAGAAAGAATTAACTGATGCACAGAAAGCGGAGCGTGACGCTGTTGATGACCTTGCAGATGCGTATGACCGTCAGGCTGAATCGGCACGACTGTTAAAGAAAGCCAAAGACGATTTGGCTGTTGCTGCTCGTGCCACGACAAGCAAGCAAGAAAGAGATGCACAAATCGCAACAGGCATCAACCCTGATACTGGTTTGTTATTTACAGCCGGCACTGGTGGTGGCAGTGCTAGCAGTGGCAACGGGTTTAGTGGTGGCATGATGGTTTTGCCAAGTATTGACTTTTCTAATCTTGACTTTTCAGGTATCGACTTTTCAGGTATCGACTTTAGCAACATCTTCGCAGGACCATTTATGGCTAACGGGGGCGTGGTAAATAAGCCAACCCTCGCAATGATTGGCGAGTCTGGTAGCGAAGCAGTTGTTCCTCTTGACAGGCTGAATACAGGTGGCGATGTATACAACATCACTATCAACAGCAAGATTGCAGATAACACACTGCCCGACTTGCTGGTTGCCGAACTCCGTAAGTTCAATAGGCGCTCAGGTGCGATAGATATTCAGGTTAGTTAAATGGCTGGCTTAAACGATATTGGCACATACAAGGTAGAACTTGACGCTGGTTTCTACCAAGATGTTTTCACACTTGACGATGAGGTGCTTGGCATCCTTGACACCGATTATCTAGACGGCTCTACAACATTCATTGATGTGACAGAGTATGTGCTTAATGTCAGCATCAAAAGAGGGCGTAGTAGCCAAGATGCACAGTTCGGTGCTGGCACTTGCAGTATTACTATTGACGACTTAAAAGGTCAAGACAAGTTTAGCGTTGCCAATAGCGCAAGCCCCTACTGGAATGTTGAAAGAGGCAGACTTGGTTTTGAACCTCGCCGTGCTGTACGCATATCACGCAATGATGAGTTTATGTTCGTTGGCTTAATTATCCAATACAACACAGAGTTCAGCATGGATTACCACAACTTGATATTTGTTGAAGCCGTTGATGCATTTCTAAACCTAACCACAACTGTTATTAACGACCTAACCCCACCTGCAGAACTATCAGGTGCAAGGGTAGACAGGATTTTAGGCTTACCCGAAGTAGGTTTTCCGCCAACCCCTGCACCAGTTATCGCTACTGGAGTTGCCAACCTTGCTAGTCTTCCAATTGCTTCTCAAACACCGCTTGCATATTTCAACGACCTTATTGCAAATGCCGAACAGGGCAGAATGTATATAAACCGTGAAGGTGTTTTTTATTGGGAGTCACGGACACCAAACTCAACAGAAGCCTCACCTTCTATTATCTTTGGTGATGACCCACTTGAAGCATCACAAATACCATACGAAACACTAGAAGTGATTTATGAATAGGCAACAACATGGCTGAGGGAGTAGCCCGTAGAAGTTCAATTCGCCCTGACAGCATCATTAACGAAGTAACTATCGTCATTGCGGTCAATCCTGTTGTGCCAGCACCAGTAGAACAGGTCGTGATTGCCCCTGAATCTCAAACAAACTATGGCGTTCAAAGCATCGTTATCCAAGACGCTC